CCTTGACTTCCTCTTTTGGAGCAAGCACTTTTCCAGCTTGGACGGAACTTATTGACTCTTCGAGCTCTTTATCGAGCTCAGTTTCGTCGATAATTTCCTCCTTTACTTCTTCTATATTATTATCCATATATTTATCCGCTCGTATCGTGAACGGTGACGATGGTTAATTAAATTATATCATTTTTTGGAGATAAACGCAAACTATCTATCGTTGTATTTGACAAATTTGGTTATTCTTTCTAACTTTTGTCTCAAAGTGTCAAGATTAACCGAACCCTCATTTAAAAACGAAATAGCGTGCTTCTGGAAATCTCCATCCATTGAATCATGGCGTTCTCCCACGGAGTCAGAATATTTAAGAGGAACGATTATTAAATAGACCTCTTTATCTGCCTGCTTATAAAATAGGATATTGTCAGATGGTCTAAATACTTTATTAAACACATCAAGCAAATCCTCTCTTTCAACAGGGTTGCCGCAGGTTCCAACAAAACCAGACGGGAATACTCCTTTATAGAAATATTCCTCAGCTGAGACTTCCTTACCGGAAGTGTTTTTAAGGACCACGCTTTTTACCTCGACTTTTTTCTCTTTTACCACAACTTTTTTAGGAGCCGCTGCTGCCTTTTTAGCAACAATCGGTTCGCTCACTTCTTCCACTTTTTTTTCGATGTTTTCCATATAATTTCCAGGCCGTATCGTGGCCGGTGACGATGGTTAGTAAATTAATTTTCTTTATTTAATTTCAAGTTTTTAAAGCTTGAATAAAATTTTTCTAAAAACTTCTCCTGCTCTGGTTTTATCTTAGACTTCATTTCCTTAATATAATCAGCCGTTAGGACCAAAGCCGGGACGTCCATGTTTATTTTAGCAATCCCATAAATCTGCTCAATCAAAGCGAACTCAAGTGGATATGGGTGGGTATAGTTTATATTTATCTTCTCACCTTTTTTCATGTCTTTATCGAGCACGCAGGCGAGTTGTCTGCCAACCTCGACCACATTAATGCGGTCGCTTTCTACAAAAGCAGCTTCTAGCGTCTCGGAGTTTACACCACCAATAAGCATCGAAGCCATTTCTTCCGCACTAATTTCAAACTCGTCTCCAGACTTAGAGATAAACTTTAAAAGCTTATTTTTAACAGCCTCTTCAGAATAATTAACCTGAACGGTAAAGTTCTCTTTTTTGATTTCCTTGGGAGTCATATTATTCTTTAGGTTCATGCAAAGAACCATTTCTTATTGCCTCTAATAAATCCACCATTGACCTTAGCATGGTACTTTGGGTGTCCAAAGTGATGGTGTTAACAATCGTCTTCCACTCGCTCTTGTCGTCGACAAGCGGTGTCTGGGCCATACAGTCTTTCATTAATTCAATGATAGTCGAGGCATGCTCACTTTGAGCTAAGGCGATTTTTCTCTGTTTCAAGCTTTGTTCGTTTTCCATAAAATTACATATTAGCGGCTGCCCTTCCTAAACTTGCATCCACAGCTGAGCCCATCTCTGTTTGTGGTCTTGGGACTTCGTTAGGATTCTGAGCCATCATCGGGTCAGTCCCATCTCCCATCATCTGTTGCCCCATAGGAACGGAGCCCCCGGCTCCACTACCGCCAGCTCGAGCCTGCATAGCTGTTGCCTGGGCGTCACGCTGCATTTGTTCTTGCTCCATTTGCTGTTGAGCTACTGACGGTTTCTTAGCAATAATAGCATCATAATCCACCTTAGAAATATAATCGAAAATATCTCCATTCTGGATATCAAGCAACTTCTCTAAAGCCATAAGCTGAGAAGCCGCCCCTTCCGGGTCCTTGTTCCTCATGGAATAAATTAAAGTAATCTGATTGGTTATAATTGGAAATAAGGCCATATACGTCTGCTTCTGGATTTCTAGCGATGGCAGGAGCATTGAGTCCGGGTCGATAATAAAATCAATATAATCGGACATATGCCCGGCGTTCTTCATCTCATCGAACAGTCCTTTAGCAGAAATCTGACGAGTTGGGACACCCTCCATAACCTCTCCGTCCTGATTGAAATCAAAGTTTAATCTTAAATTAGGAGAAGCGGCAGCCACCATACCGACCGGGACGCCCTCGTCATTTAAAACCTCCTGGGACTCAATAAAATAATCCGGGTTCTGTCTGGCAAACTCAGCGAGCTGGTCGTCAGAATCAATCATAAAAATCTTATCAACTGAGTAAAGCTGTCTAATCCAAGTGTTAGCAATATGAGCATCAGTCTCGAGACCCATCACCATCGAATTCTTAGGAGGAGTCAACCTATTATAAGCTGCCTCCTTCATAATAACAGTCGAACCAAGCGTATTCTCGCTATTAGCCCCAGCCACAATATTATTGATACCGGTATTGTCCTCGATATTTGTTTTCTGCTGGTTACCATAATTAATACCAGCCTCAATATTACCATTGGTCTTAATTACATCGATATCAGTCCCGGGGTGTTTAGGATTAACAATATTCGGACCCCTCTTATAAGTAGCGGAGCCGTTCTGAACTTGAGCACCAAAAAGCAACGGAAAGATTTCCGCTTCAACTTGCTGAGCTGTTAGAGAGTTAATATATGTATAAATAGCCGTGTTGCCCCTCATCATCTCGTAAAGTCCAACCCCGTGCGGGTCGTTCATATCACGAATGAAGCAGCGAGCAACAACAACCGAGCCGTGGGAGCCGTCGTTAGGAAGTTCTCCATCATAAATGACCATCTTTCCGCAGACAACCGTATATCTATTCATTAAGACATTCTCGTAGTATCCGATAGTAACGCTAGTATGAGCCTTCTCGGAATTCTCGTCAGTAGCCTCGGTAGTAATAGAGCAATACTCCAGCTTCTTCTTATTCTTTTTAGCTTCCGGATACATTTCGTAGAACATATCCTTCGATAGGTCCTTCTCGTAATAAACCTCGCCCTGGCTCCAGAAGTCTCCGTTGTTAAACCCAATCCCCAACCAAGTTCGAGACGGGTCAAGCGGTTCACGATATATATCGTCGAACAATATCTTATCAACGCCATTTCTTTTAGTCTGCACTCTTCGTGGATACACTCTCCACGCCGCCCAACCGTAGGTAAACAAATTCTGGTAAGTAATCATTAAAGTGTTCGCCCCATTACCGCCAGTCATTGCCCAGTTTCTCTTCCACAGTTCGTACATCGCCTTCCCGTAAACTTTATCGTCGGCAACAACCGTAGCGTCCGGCAATTTACCAGCGAGAACCGAAGTAGCAATCATTATTTTTGAAAAAGCTATCGGCTCCTGGGAGACCGGGACTCCAGAACGGTTCTGGTCACGGTCAGTCAGCTTCTGGGGGTAAACATTAATATCATAAGCCCCGTTAGCCATCTTATTATAGAAGACCATCGAGCCCCAACCACTTTTTTCGTAAAGTTTCTGGCCATAAGAGACTTGGGTGTTCATCAAATTCTGTTTTATCTCAGAATAAAGAGTATCGAAGCGTTCCCGGTACTGACTCTTCTTCATTTCCTTCTTTTTATCCTCGATAAACTCGATGACCGCCTTGTCTCCCCTCAATTTTTTATTATCCATATGAAATTTTAAAAATATATACCTCCATTATACCATTTTGCAAAAGATTATACAAGAAAATGTCAAATAAAAATAATTTAATGAGAAATTTGTCCAGTTTCTTCAATTTTTTTTCGATATTCTCCATTCTCTTCACGTTTTATCCAGTTGCAGTTGCAACAAAGAAGCTGATACCGTCCTTCTCCGGCTAAAAAACTCTTTAACACGTTAGGATAGTAATCGTCTCTTCGTAAAAGAGGTCGTTCGCTCTTACCATCTCCGTTTATATGGTCAATTTGAAGAGCACGATAGTCGCTAAAACCACACTTTATACATTTTCCTCCCATGGCGTCATAAGTTTTGTTTCTTCTCTCCCTTCTCGCAAGTTTAAAGCGTTCACTATTTTCAGAATAATATTTTTTGCGATGTTCGAGCATTTTAGGTGAGCGATTATAATTATACTTATAAAGTCTGTTTTTTTCAGACTCTCTAAATTTTTTTGTTGCCAAAATACCCCTATCACTTTTTTGATATTCTTTTAAATACTTTAACCTATCTTCTCTATTTTTGTATGGCATATAGGGATTATATCATACATAACATAAAATGTAAATAAAATCCCTAATGGTTAATCATAGTTCCAGTGTCTTCACCAAAAATCATTTTCATATGGCTTACGCCCTCTCCGCCAGCAGAATCTCCGACATAAACACCCTCCTCCTGGAGAATTGCGTAGGCAATCGAGGCGGCCATGATGCAATCATCGTGTTTCTTATCCATCGCCTCCGGTCTTCCTTTAATATTCCGCACAAACGTGAACATTTCGTCGAGAATCTGAGCCGGAAACCCCTTATCCTTCCGGAACATCACCGCTTTCAAGGCAGCGAGAGCAAACGGACGGGTAGCAGAGGTTGTTTTCCACCCGAAGAACTTAGTCACTTTTTGAGTAATGTCATCAAATACCTTCCGGTAGTAAAGATTAATATACCCCATCTTCTCTAGAGCATCGTTGACCCAAAGCCCATCCTTGTTCACCTCAATCCCAAGCAGAGCAAAATTATAGTACTTCCCAAGCTTATAAGCCTCGGTCGCCAACTCGTCCGGAGCGACGTGCGAGATATAAATAGCGTCGCACTCCTCCGTCTTCTGGTTTATCACATATAAAACCTGGGCGTCTCCGTGAGCGAGCCCCTCCGCCGTATCCCCACCTATAATATACTTAGTTCCAACCTCCGGCTCCCGGAATATTTCCAGCGACCCCGACGAAACCTCATTAAAAAGAATCTTCCCCTTCTCCCCCGTAGTCAACTCCCCTCTCATACCCTTCTCCGCCACCTGTAGCAAAGCAGCTACTTTCGCCGTCGAGAAATAAGTCTGCCCCGTAGACAAAAAGGCCTCCTCCTGGGTAGTCGGGTATTCCTGCATCAGCGACTTAATCGCATCCGGGCTATTTTTCCCCCCGAACTGCAGCCACTTCATATAATAGTAAGTAATCTCCTTATCGGTCAGGTTGTGCTCCTGCTGGTACGCCGCCCAGTCAATCTCACAGATATCCATGTCCTTAGTGGAAACCGGCTCGTAAATCTTCTTCATTTCCATGTCATCGTACTGCCAGTTATAGAAGTGAGGAATGAATTGCACCTGGGAGAGCTGTGGACTTATCTTGTCTCTCGACAACCAGTTCTGCTGGAATATTTCATAAAACCTCCCAGCCATACCTTCGGCAGTCGACTCAATAAAAATAAACCCATCAAACGGTACCGTCGGGAACGTTCCTCTTTCCACTTCCTCCGCCCGTTTAGGAAAAGCCACGCACATTTTAGCGAACTCGGAAATGTGGACATAATGATAAGTACCAGACCGTCCGGAGACTGACACAGCTAGTGAAGAAGTGGAACCCTGCTCCGGTCCGTAGTCAATAACCACCTGCACCTTACGAGCGGAGCGATGGTTAATCTTAAAAAAGGCATCTTTGACATCCTCCGCCATGTTACGCAGAGCAAACTCAATCTTCTTATCGAAAATTTCAGTAGCGTCCTGTACCTTATGGGCAATAATAATCCCTTCACGGTTGGAGTTAAACAGGATTGAGTCGAGGATGAAGAGGTCAATAAAGGTCGTGAAACCAAGTTGTCGGGATTTCAAGATTACATGCCGATGCCAAGGGCGTTCGACATTAATATAGTTATCATAAAAGTGAGCCTGTGCCCGGTTCATCTGGAAGACCCGCCTGTCACCATCCTTGGAAATAATCCAATACAGGTGAGACAGTCTCCACTTCTGGTTCTTAATAAGGTCCGGGTTAGCGGTTAGCTCTTCAACAACCTTATTATTGTGCACCTGCTGACTATCCATTTTTTTTCAAGTTATTAAACCCAATCTGGGCTAGTTGTAATAAATGAGCTTCCCGCTCTTCAAAGTATCTCTTCTGAGAACGAACCTGCCTCAATTGCTGGAAGATAACAAAAAGCGAGGTTGGCTCCAAAGTAGACTCAATTAGTCTGAACCGTTCCTCCTTTGTCAGCGCCTCGTATGCCCTATAAAAATTATGAGTATTCATATTTAGAAATCTAACTCTTCCCCCTCATTTACCACATCAACTGCAACTACCGGAGGTTTCTTAATCGGTACAGATTGCTTAACCGTATTTAAAGTTTGATTTTCAATCTGCTGTAAAATTACCGTCCTCAACTTATTATTAGTAGGATGGTCATTCGGTTTCTCCTTTACCACATTGAACTTAGACCATGCGGAGCCAATCGCATTGAGGGCACCGATTAAATCTTTGTTCGAGAACTCGGAAAAACCCCTAGCCTTGAATTCACTCATAGCAGCTAGGGCGAGGTTGTTGGAATCAACAGCTAGTTGTGTCATAGCATAATTGAATCCAGGTTTATTTTCAATATGGCTGGAAACAGAATTTGCTACATTCGCCGAGTAACCAACATCCAGGGCTATTTCCTTCTTGGTTGTACCCTGTGCCCCGAAGACACGTTTTGCATAAGCCATTTGTTTCATTGATGATGCTCTTTTACCACAATACATATACCACAAGTATAACACACGTTGGGTGCTATAGCAACCCTAGGGACATAACTATTTTATACATAAAAACCAATTTAGCTAATATTAGGACTATTGACGGGGCATAACTATTATGTCTTGGTGCTAATATTAGCATAAATACAGCGTCATAATAGTTATGCCCAGTCAAGCTGTGCCAATATTAGCCAAGAAACAGGCGGGACGGGACATAACTATTTTAGTAAACTTTCCTACAGTAATATAGTCTATAGGGGAGATTTTATTATATTTTGTATAAATCTTTTTTTCTTATTTCTTATGTCCTTATGTCCCATTTAATAAAAATAATAAAAAACACCAATGATTTGTATACTAATTGACGGGGCATAACTATTGTGTTGTGTCCCTTTATGCCCCAATATTCCATTTGTTATGTCAATAGGGATGGTTATACCACCCTTTTTAAGTGTTAAAAGTATAAAATAATTCATGGACC